GCCGCGAATCTTTGACCAGCTTGTACAACAACCCCCAATAAGTTTAGTAATGTAGGTGAAGGTTCTTTGTATGGTAATGGAAAGAACGCATCTCTTAAATTACCACCAGGTGCATCGACATCCTTAAATTCACCTGGTTGTATTGGGGCTGCTTCGTCTCTGACCCTAACTCCTCTTTGTTTAAATCCTGCAGGTAAGTTCGATAAGGTACCAGCGTCTAATAATTGACGGAGAGCCGCCGTTGCCGTACGACTCAATCCGCCAATCATGTGAATGAGTCCAAAGCCATAAAATCCAAGTCCTGGCAGAAATTTGAAGTGGACAAAATATTGGATCTTATTTTTCTTTAGATCATCGGGCGCATAGTTCCTTCTAATAGAAAGAACTTCTCTACTACCTTCTTCGACTGTTACGATGTAAGGTAATTTTATTCCGGTAGGTCCTTCAGAATTTGTATCTTCAAAACCTTCCAAATCCAGATTAACATGACACTCTAACAAAGTATAAACTGGTTCATTTTTACCAGATTTTTTAGTGCCATCTAATTCACGTTCTTTTTTTTCTAATTCATTTCTTTCAACATTACTTGGTGGGCCAAGTTCTACGTCTCTGTAAAAACCAGATACTTGTTGTTTTCGTAATTCGTTTTCAGACATTTTTATTGTATGAATAATCGCTTCCGCATCATCTAATGAGGTAGCTGTATACGGAACGATTAATTCATCTGCTGGCACAAACTTAGATACGACTCTACCCATTGGCACATCGTAGTATACTTTTTTAAAAGTTGATCCAGCTAATGGTAAATGAAATAACATTGAATCAAACTCTGATTCATATTCTTTCATCTGATCCATAATTAAATAATTCATGTAATCTTTTACACGCTCAGACTGTTGTTCTGTTCCAGGATTTTTAACACCTATAATTTGTGTTCTAACTGGTCCATCTGCAGGTAATAATTCTTTATAAGCTTGTGCTTGAAACTGTGTAACTGCTTCTGCTAAAACTGGGTGTGTTGCACCACTTGCACCTTGAAAAGGTTCTGTTCTGTTTTCGTATTTAAATCCTAACAAATCTAATCCAGTTGTGTAAGCTTGCTCCCAATCTTTTCTGGAAGATTTGTAGTCCATATAATTTTGAACCATTTCGTTTCCAATTGGTTCTAAATTTTCTTCTGGTAAAATATCTGCTAAATTATCAAAATGATTTTCTGTTCCAGGTATGTTGATTGCACCCGGTTCAAAGTCGATCGTTGCACCACCATCTTCTTCTGGTACTACTTCAACTGGTCCTTTTTGTTCTGCTTCTTCTTCCTGAACACTAACTTCTTCTGCCATCTCCTCATCTGAAGGGATGTCAAGTTTTGTACGAGTGTTAGGGAGTCCTTTGTCTATTTCTGCCATTTGTTACTCCTATATCTTCTTACCACGATTTAATAGACCTTGCAACCCTTGTGAGTTTGGTCCTGATTCTGGTGGTGGGCCTGATCTATCGCCTGCTTGTTTTAATAAACCACCACCTGCTTTGTTTTTTCGTTTTTGATAATCAAAGAAAGGCCCTGTCTTAGTTTTAAAATTAGATTTTGTAATAGCATCATAAAAATCTAACTGACTTGGTTCTTCAAAAACTTGTTGGTTATATGGAAAGTTTTTTCTCTCTCTAGCAATTTTTGCATTTAACGTATCTACAATCCTATCTTTCTTATCAAAGAAATCTTCATCAAGTGTTTTCTTAATTAATTTATCTAATGATGAAGTTGTGTCTTTTGGTGTTTTTTTTACGCTTTTATCTATTAAGGACAACACACCTTTTCTAACTGACCCTACTTTAAAACCAGCACGTCCACCCTTTGCTAAATTAGCTACACCACCAGCTTCTGCTATAGATTGCATTTGTTGTCTTCTTATATCTTCTTCAGCACCTTTGTTAAAAATATCACGTATCTCATCGTAAGCTACATCTTCATTGTATCTCATGTCACCAATACCAGGTTGTTTTTGTTGCATACCAAAACCTAAAGTAAATGGACTGTAGACTCCTTGAGCAGCTAGTAATTCATCTATTTGTTTGTTAGGTAAATTTACCATATCTAATTGTGGGTACAACGCTTTCATTTCTTCTTCTCGTTTTTTTAGTCTTTGTGCATCAGCTGTTGCACTTTGAGGTAAGAACATTCTTTCGCCACGTTTAGCCATTGCAAACTCTTCACCTTTAGCCATCTCTTTTGCAATCTCTGCTTCTTTATCTATTTGTAATTTTGGTCCTAACAAATATTTATTTGTCAAAGAATCAGCAAACGCTTGTTTAATAGGAACACCTTCATTTAAAGTTTTATTTAATGCAATACCCCCTTCTAATGCAACCTCTGTTGCAATCGCTAATGGACCTAATGCACCTTTTATAAATCTACCCGCTGTAGCAACTTTGTTACCAAACTTTGAAAGTGTAGTTTTTGCTGCTTGGTCTCCTTGTGCTGCTTTTTCAGATAATTCATTTAAAGATTTTTCATACGCTTGTGGCATATTACAGTTAACACCATTTGCAAGTCTACATTCTATACCTTGTTTTTTCATAAAAGCTTGTAATCCTTTTACACTTCTTAATCCAACTACTCGGAGAGTTTCTTTTTGAAAGGGTTTACTTTGTTTAAAAAAATCTTGGCCTAAATCTTTAATAACTTGTTCTCCAGCTTTCCTGTACGGAGACAATGAAACTTTTTCTTTATTTAAATTTTTTAATATATTTGATTGTTCATTAATAAAAGCTTGTTCATACGCATCCCCTTTTAATTTGATACTTGGAAACTGTATAGCAAGATTATCTACAATTAATTTTCTTAATTGTTTATTTTTAACTCTTGAATATGCTCCATATAAAGATAAATTTAATTTACCGGATTCAATTCGAAGATTGTTAAAAGGTTGTTTTGTTATACCTCCTTTTGCATCATCATGTCCAATAGTTAATTTATCACCTGTGTCTTGTAGAAGTTTTCTTAGTGTTATTTGTTCTGAAGGATTGTTTGGGTTTGGAACTAACTTTTGTCCCTTTTTTACTAAATCATAAACCTCATCAAACAAACCAGATTTAAAACCTTCTGTTTTTAAAGTGTCTTGATTAAAAAATTGACCTTTATATGTAAATCCATATTTTTTACTATCTAACATTCTAGCAGATGTTTTTGCATCTCTAGGTAACTCATTAAAATTTAATTCTTTACCTACAGGATTACCTTTTTTATCTAATTTAAAAAATTTAATTTGTGAGGGAGTGCCTTTTTTATTATTTAAATAAGCATGTCTTGCAGCAAATGAATAAATTTGTTTGTCAGGATTTGCATAGGACCCTTTAAATTCTGTTAAATTTTTAATATCTAATCCTCCTCTCGAGTATTGAGAATATTCTAAAGCTTCATTAAAACTTTTATTTACAAAATTTGAAGATTGATACTTATCTAAATAATCAAAATCAGATTTCATATCTAAATATGGTTCATAACCATTTAATACTTTTTGAATATACAAAGGAGTTGATACTTTTTGTGAAGATCCTGTTTTAGGTGACACAATGTCGGATATCATTTGTTTTAGAAGACCTCCTTTTTGTCCACTCGATGCACGAAGTTTTTTTGGTTTGTAAATAGTTAAATTTTCATTAACAATTTTATCAAAAGCTTTTTTAACTTTATCTTCTTTAGATTCTAAAGTATCAAATAATTTAAATATTTCTGGATACTCCTTTCTTGTTAATCTTGAAAGATTTAATTCTTTATAAATATCTTGTTTATTGTATAAAAATTTGTCTGATAAATTGTGTTCATCAATTAATTTTTTAACAGAATTGTATCTTGCTTTTGAAAACTCTTCACCTGGATTCCAAGGTATCTTTTCTCTTTGAAATTTACGTACGATTCTACTATCTAATGTCTTTCGTCCACTATCACCAAATTTTTTTACTAAAAAAACATTCCATTTAAGAGGATCTTTTTTGGTTAATTGTTTTCTCCACTCAGCTACTAATTTATCATCATCAATTAATATTTTTCTTGGTGCAGCGTACCCAGGTCTCGATCCATCAGCACTTGGTTGCACTAACATACCACCACCGGCCATTGGATTACGTTTCATGAAATCATCGATAGCTTCTCTGTCTAATGCTCTTTGTGGTCTGTCTATTTTATCTGCAGTTGTAACTTCTTCATCGTCGAAGAGATCCATCAACTCTATGATTTTTTGTTGTAAGTCTTCCATTACTCACCTAACATTCTAGCGATACCGCCTGATGCATAGTCATCGTAGTCAAGCATCTCACCTTGTCTTGCGATCAACGCATCTGATTGAGCTTCGGGATCTGTCGTTATTCTTTTAGCCTTATCTTTTCTTTTTATATTTTGTACAAGTTCTTTCATTGTTGGTTTTTGACCTGTTGCATATTCTTTTAGTATAGATACATCAGAATCAAGATCACTGATACTTGTACCGCCAACCTCATCAATCTCTATATCAAAGTCATCAGGACCCGATTGTCTGCCGACAGGACCTGACTCTGCTACATCAAACTCTGCTTTTGGTCTTGGATCACCTTCATCAGGTAATGGTTTTTTGTATTGCATTTGCACTGTGTCTTCAAAAACATTATCAGGACTATCATACTCAACTCTTACAGCACCATCGTCTATGTCTTCTGTAACTCGGACCACGGAACCATCATCAAGTGTTTTTTGATGAATAGATTGTCTCTCAGCTGTTGCAAATCTTTTTGTGACATCATCACCTTCAAGAATTACTTTGTTAACTAACTGATCAAACCATTCTGGTTTACCAGGCACAGCATCTGTTTTAATTATTGGAACTTTGGTTACTTTTTTACCAATCTTTAATGGTTTAAAAATTTTACCGATGATTGGTATGGACATTGCACCACCTAAAATTTTTAAGAACGTTCGTCTTGTCATTCCTGATCCTTCTTTTAAACCAAGACGCATGATACCACCATCTGCTTTGTCATCTCGCATTTTATTTTTTAATGCTATAATTCTATCTGATAATGCTTTTGCTTTTTCTCTAAAGTCAGGACTGTCTGGATTTAGATTACCTAATTTAGTTTCTGTTCTTATAATTTCTTTTTTAATCTCTGACATGTTTGTTGTGTCATAGTCCTCAATACCGTAAACGTCTTCTCTGTTTTTTCTTTTTAAAATTTTTTCAATAGCAGATTTATTTTGTGCTTCTAGGTTTGCTTTTATTTCTGCCTCAGTCATATCTCGTAATGACTCTTCTGCTGATTGCACTGGCGCTGCAATATCATCATCACCACCTCTGCTTCCTGGTGGTGGTTCATCACTTTCTATTTTTTTATCTGCGATTCTTTGTTTTATTCTCTGTGTGTTTGTACCAAGTAATCTATCAGAAAGTTCTGGACTTAATTCTTTACCTGTTTGAGTGCCACCAATAATTGGTTTGTTAGGGTCTAATTGTTGACCTTCTATGTTAAATACTTTTGCTGATGTTGTGTTTCTGATTCCTGTATTTTGTATATCTCTTACTCGAGCGTTTTCAATCTGTTGCAATATCATTTTTAATTCATCTTCACTTTTGATAATTCTTGGATCAATGCCATTACGTATCAATAGGTCAGCCATGATATTTTCAGCTAGTGTAACTTTTTGTGGATCTCGTAGTGTGATCATGATGCCGTCATCAGAACGACCGGCCATCTGTTTAGCTATAAAGTTTCTGATAATCTTATTTATCATTAATAATAATTCCTTTTAGTTTTCTCGACTTTTTCGTCGATATAATCTTCAGGGTGTTGTATTAACCCACCTTGTCTGAATCGCATGATGGCTTGTGTGGTTGAGTCCACTAAATCATCATGGTCGCCGTAGGGAAATGCTGCGCATTCTTCCATGACATCGTCTGCGAATTTCTGCTCCGGACACCATATCATACCAGATTCAAACAAAGGTGCAACCGAATTTACACGTGCATGCTTGTCGTTTCCTTTGCTAGGTGTAAAGTTTACAACCGGTATATCCATGTTCCGTAGTTCGTAAGTCAAGGGCAAACCACTTGCTTTTGCCTCAATAATTACAGATTCAGGTTGCCAGTATTTATATTGTTCTAATGCAAGTCTACGTAATTCAGGAAACTCATAACGTCCTTTTACTGCATCAAGTAACATTAGATTAGCAGGTTCGTCCTCTGATGGATAGAAAACTCCCCATGTGGTGATAGCTGAATAGTCTGCTGTTTCTTTTTTTAAAAATGCTGTATCATAAGATTGTATAACATGATGTAATGTTGGTATCCAATCGTTTGGCCATATCCTCCACCACTCACGTTTTAATATTGCACCCTCTTCAGCTGTTGGATTTTGCATCCACTGTGCATTCCATTTACCCGTGGGCAGTGTTGCTTGGACTTTCTCAAGCTCATCTAACTTCCAATACTCAGGCCACACTGGTTTAGCCTCATTTGTTCCGTGGTCCATGATTGCCGGAAACTCAACCACGTGCCATTGATCAGCTTTCGCTTCTTTTTGATTTTTAATTAACATACCTGTTAAATCTTTCTGACTCCAACGAGTCATAACTAAAACTATCTTGGCTCCTGGTTGTAAACGCTGACGTGGACCTGAAGTATACCACTCGTACGCTGACTCCATGGCTGTAGGTGAGAGTGCATCTTGTTCTGAGTGTGGGTCGTCAATGATTAGTAAGTCCGCACCACGTCCAGTGATCGCACCACCAACACCGGCTGCGAAGTATTCACCACCTTGTGCTGTCTCCCAACGTCCTGCTGCTTTACTATCTTCTTGTAATGTAGTTTTAAAAATTTTTCCGTAGTCTTCACTATCAATTAAATTTTTTGCCTTACGACCAAATCTTATTGCAAGTTCACCCGTGTGTGTAGCTTGAATGATCTTGAGCCTTGGTTCACGGCCCACCATCCACGCTGGCAAAAGATAAGATGCAAATTCTGATTTTGTATGCCTAGGAGGCATATTAATAATCAATCTATTTATTTCACCTGTAGCAAGTTTATTAAATTTTTCAGCAATGTGCCTGTGATGGGACCCCTCTATAAATTCTGGCCACACACATTTTACAAAACTTAGAAAATCATTTTTAGCTTTGTTCTGTATCTTTTTTTCTGCATGCATGACCTGCAATCTTAGAAATTGTTTACGAACGTCTGCAGGTAGTTTACTTATATCTACTGTATCTAAATTCATTTAAAATTTTTTAAAAAATTTTTTGCATCATGTTTACGATGTTGAAAATGTTTTTACCAGGTAAAACTATCTAAATCAAGCAATACAACCTAGAGTAGTGGGACCCCTTTGTGCGTAAAAGGGGGGTGGGGGTCTTATCTATATTTAATGTTTGGATTTAGTTCGGGACCCCTGGCGCGTTAGCGCCAGGGGGAAAGGTTAATTTGCCCAAGAACCTAGGGCATGTTTTTTGATGTAGATCGCAGGACCTACAACAAAATCTTTACGTCCTGTAACGTAATTGTCATTGTCAAATGTCATACGCCACAGCATAGTTGCTTCTGGGTTTAAAGGTAAACCTCTTAGCTTACCTTCTTCGTTTACTATTAATAAATCTCCATTAGGCCAAGTGATACACTCAACATAACCACCAACGAAAGCCTGCGCTTCTTTAAGTGTCGGAGTATTCTTTTCATCATCAATGATTTTAAATTCACTGACTTCTGTATTTATTTTTGTTTGTTCTGTCATATTATACCTTTCTGTTAATAGGATAATCCTATTACATTTGCCTACTTTCGTCAACCTCTATTTTTGTTTCAACTCGTCTGCCCCAATATGGATTATCAGTTGTTTCTTTAGTTACATTAATCGGTGTTTCTTGACACTCGGTCCTCGGTGCAATGGCTATAACTTGTTGGATATATTTATTGGCAAAATTGTCATAACAATTTTGACTACAAAAATAATTATACCATTTGCCCTCGTTCCAATTAGTAGTTTTAATCTTACGAGTTCTTAAAACCTTTGAGCCTTTAACACCTCGCACTCTATCAACAGTATGTTTTTTATGGCACTCTGGACCATGACACCAATTAAAATCTGCCATCTCTATACTCCTCTATTATGTGTAGAATTATTATTGCCAACAATGTTACAAAACCACCCAAACTAAGGATAGCAGGAATATACCACCACTCCATTAGAATACCCCCATTATTGTAAATAAAATGTAAGCATATAAAATTATAGTTATATTAGCTATAGCAATACCCCAACCCATTAATGCCTCACTTTCCATGATGTAGTCGCAGTTCTATATCCGTGTGCGTCTAAATCATAATAAACATAATAAGGTGTTCCATTTTTAGCAACACCATATCTGCTTTTCTCGTCATGTTTGCCTTGTCTTGTTATGTGCTTCTTATGTTTAGAAGCCCAATAAGTTATGTAGAATGTTTTTGTCATTTTATACCTTTCTGTTATGGGATAATCCTATAAAAGATTATCCCATAAGTCAATAGTTAATTTAAACTATTTTGTTGTTCTTGCAGTAGTTGTTTTGCAATTGCAATCTTCTCATCACGAGTTTGTTCAACCTCATCAGTTAAAAGATCAGCTAGATTACTCGGACTATAAATTGATAAAGCCATACTAGAATGTGCATCTAATATACTTTCATTTAAAACTACTCCAAGTTTATCAGCTAGTTCTTTTGCTTGATCAAAGTATCTGTAAGATTTTAAACCAAGTTTTAGTTTCTGCATTTTCTTATCTACATGACTAAATAGACATTGATGATTTCTTACAACTTCTTCTTGTGCAGTTTTAAAAAGTTTAAAAAACTCAAACTCCGATTGATCTGCAACAAACTTACGAGAATGACAATATGATGTTCCAATTACCCAAAGTTTGAAATCATTTTCCCACTCATCTTTAGGAAACATTTGAGACTTGCTTACATCATTACGACTACCAAAACCCAAAAATTTATTTACTGCACTTTCTGAATTGTAATAAGTTGGGTTTCTTTTGTCGTAGTTGTCACCAAGTCTTACATCATAATCTGCGTCAATGCCTTTTGCTCTCATCTCATCACGATACCATGAAGTTAGAAAGTCTTTATCCATGTCGCCAAACTTGATATTAACATCATCATAGACTTCTTTTTTATCGCCATGATAATCTTCCTCAATTTTTGGTGTATCAGTTTGAACATAGAAACAATTATCATGGTAGAGATCGCCACCACTATTACCATACTTTGAGATCATTGATCTAATTGTATCAACATCTTCTTGTGGTTGATGTTTTCTAATTAAAACTTCCATACGAATTTTTGCCTCTTTTCGTAAAGAAGTGTAAGTGTCTTTTGCTTGTTGCCATGCTTTCTTAAATTTTGAATTATCTTCAAAATGATTTTGAAATACATCAGCAATCACTTTACGCTTGTCAGCGTTAAGTGTTATTCTTTTTTGTTTTTCCATATTTATATATCCTTTCATAAAAATTGTTTTACACTATTGACTTTTATTGTCAAGGGATTATATAGGATATAGTTTCTATCTGTGGTGTAAAGTAGATTGAAAGAGATCCAAACACACGCACAGGTAGAACTACCGCAGTTTAGAATGATTCTAATTAACAATTAGGTGCGACAATATTGCACTTGATTGTTAAGGGATTATCCTATATACTAGTATTTGTCTTTGAGGCAGCAATACCGATCCAGGAACGCTCGGATGCACCCCCACGACGGTGGGCTCTCACCAGACTCTGATGTAGGGACGCTCGCCCTCAAGGACTTGTGGTCCAATTGGTCTTGGACGCTATGCGCGGCATGCGCTAGGGTAAAGCCGGGTGAGACCTACCGGCAGCCACAAGCCGCAAGCTTCAAGCTTGACAACCTGTCCAGGATATGATAGGATGAATTTAGAAAGGATAAATTATGAAAATAGAAAAAAATAATTTTGTAGTAACTTTTAAAACTGAGAAGGAAGTATCCGATTATATCGGGATGCATATACCTGAAGAGCAGCGTCTGCTCTGGCTGGGCTTCTTCATTGCGAATAATTATATCGCGCAATGGTTAGAGGACCGGGAGGAGAAGAAGAAGTGAGTAGAAGACCTGGGCCAGCAATGGCCCGCGTTTACCTG